GTTTAATTAGTGGTCAAGGTAGTTTGAATTGTCTTTGGCAACATGATTATTACGATGGAGATCGAGCAAATGAATTTGGAACAGACCCTGAATTTCCGTTTTATTTAGCTCAATTAGTATTACGGACACAACAAGGAGCAGATTTTGATGCTTTGTTGTATATCCATAAAGATGGATCAAATTCAAAGAAAAACGTATATTACGAAGCCAATTGTGTTATTACTAATGTTGCTGTAACCGTTAGTGCGTCTGAAGTTATAGAGACAAGAATTGAATTTGTAACGAATGGAGTTATTGCATTAAAGACAGGAGATACCCCTGGATATTTACTACAAGAAAACGCAGATAAGATTCTTCAGGAAAATCTTAGTCCCATATTGCTCGAACAGGTTTAAACTATTGCTAATGGTTTTTAGTTAAGAGGAAATGGCAGATCTCCAGATAACAGGCTTAAGTGCCTTAGCAGAAGCTGGTATTCAACCTTCTGACGTATTAGCACTTGCCGATTTGAGTGCAAGTGAAACTAAAAAAGTTACAGTTAAGGATTTAGTTAACGCAGTTGTTACTGATTCTGGAACCAGTTTCTTAGGAGCTGGATCAATCCCAGGTTCAAAGATTGGCACGTTAGGAACTAACGCTGTTGTTACTGCTTCTATTACTGATTTAAATGTAACGGCTGCAAAGATAGCAAATAATACTATTACTGCAACACAAATAGCTGCTGATGCTATTGGTACGAGTGAATTAGCAGACAACGCAGTTGACACAGGAGCTTTAGCTGCT